TACTTCTTAAACACAGGAAGATAATCTAATAATTGTATACCTTCAGTATCATACCAAGGATGAGACTCTCCACCAAAGTCTTTTACAGCTTTACTAATCACACCCCAAGGTGATAACTTCAAAGCTCTTTTACTCATCTGGTATTCTTCATATTGTCTCTTCTTACCATTCCAAAACTTCTTAGGTGTTCCATCATTGAATACATTAATGAATCTATTGATAAGATAGTTCCAATCAAACAAAGTACTATTCCATCCAGTTACAACATCAGGATAATTAGTTTGCCATTGAGTTAAGAACTTATCTAATAAATCTTTCTCACTAAAACATCTTATATAAGAAATAGATTCTTCACCAGTTAGTTTAACTTCACTCTTATAATCATCCCAAGGACCAAGAGCCCAAACATAATAAACATGATCTATATTGTTCTTTATTGTGATAGCAGTTATAGGATAACTTGCAAACTTAGGATCAGGAAATCCATGATCAGATTGAACCTCAATATCTATAGTTGTAACATTAATTAAGTCACGATCCCAATACATTCCAGCATCTCTAAAATGATCTGCAATGAATTGGTTCTCATATCTTTCATTACCATAGACACTAGAGTTAGAAAACTCTTTATACTTTCGTATAAACTTATCACAGTCTCTCATAGTACCAGGATTGTACTTCTTGAGACTTTCTCCTTGTAAAGATTTTATTGGTGTGATCTCACCTTTGTTAGCAGGAAGAAAGAAGGTAGGTTTATATTCAATATTAGCCTTCTTTCGTTTACCATTTACATAACCACGAAATCGTATAGCATTACCATGCCTATCTACACTTGTATAAAACGCATCTTTCATTAAGTGAATTATACACTATCTTTTAAGATTAGGCAACGGTCCTGTTGGTTTAATTAATCCAGAACCAAGAGTTTGTTGATATGCATTTGAAATATCAGTCTTAGGTGTGTATGTCATTGTCACTTTATCAGTTCTAATCTTTACATCTTTACTTGTTCCGAATGGACTAAAAGGTGCAAACCCAACCATTGGTTGTTTTGTTTTCTCATCCATCCTCATAGATATCACAGCTGCATTAGTTAATTCTACAAATGATTTTTCATGAAAAGTATCTTCACAAAAATGTTTTACTGTTCCAAATACATCTTCACCACTTATTAATCTAAATGCTTTTACTCCATTATAATTTGACAAATCAGCCATTCACTTTCCTCATTCTTTCTACTAATCTATTAGCTCTGTTTGTTACTTGACGATACCATCTACTATCAACCATCTCATCTGCTGCCTTATTCCAATCCTTAGAATCAACACCAGCTTTCATTCCTTTAAACTTATACATTCTTGTAAGTCCCATATTGAACATCATATTAGCTACAATATGTTGAACTTCTTCTGGAAGATCATCAAAATCTTTATATAAGGATTTACAATCTCCAAGTACAGTATCTAGATCTTTTTCTAAACACTCAAGTACTCTTTCTTCACTTACTTCTGTTTTATCTGGTTTACCATATTCTGGATCTGATTCTAGAATAAGATGTCCTACACCAAAAGTAGGATAACCTAAATGATCCTTATAGATGTGTTTCACCATTCCTTCATCAGCAATTATTTCTTTCTTTAATTGTGATCTGTTCATAATATTCCTATAGTAGGGGGCTCCGAAGAGCCCCTGTTGTTATTTGTCTTCCAACAATAGTTGAGGTTTAGATGCACCTATCTTAATTGTTTTAGGTTTATCTTCCTCTGGAATAACATTCTCAAGTTCAATATAGAGAATACCATTCACTATGTTAGCTCCTTTTACTTTAATTGTATCTGCTAAAGTAAACTGTCTTGTGAAACTTCTTTGACTGATACCTTTGTGTATGTATTCAGCATCAGCTTTAACAGCTCCAGCACCTTTTACTGTTAGCACTTGTTTCTCAACTGTTACATCTATACTATCCATAGTATGTCCAGCAACAGCCATTTCTATTACATATTTGTAGTCTCCTTTACCTACCTTAACAATGTTGTAAGGTGGATAATTAGAGTTTGCTACTACTTGTTGTTGTGTTTGTTTGAATTGATCAAAGATTCTATCAATTCCAATCAATCCTGTATTGAATTGATCTAGTTCTTGAGCTTTCCAATTAGCCCAATCAAAGTCTACGCTTACCATGTTGTTCCTCCTTTAATAAGCAAGGTTATCATTATTGAACACCCGTAATGGCATGTTCATTTTTATTTATGCTCTCAGCCCTAAGTTTTTGAATTAACTTAATATGGTTGATCACATTTTTCTTAGTCCGGTGCTTCAATGTATATCGCTCAAACTTGCCAACATACAAATTCCTACCTTCCTTCGTTATGGTTGCAAGACGACCTTCGTCGTCCCACATTTCCCAATAAACATTTCCAGTATCTTCTCTGATCTGTTTAATCATAATTTAATTATATACCAAAGTGTAATTAAATACAACTGCCAGGTGGATATTCTCCATTTTCTTCTGGAGACTTTCCATGCTTTAAATAATAATCTCTAGCTTTTCTGACATTAGCACCGTGATGATTTGACATTTCACACCACTTCTTAATATATTCATTCTCTGGATCCAAACGTAAAACTTCTTTAATTAAAGTTTCTTGTATTCTCCAATCCCATGCTTGTTTAGTGCTTTGCATTCTTATCTCCTCTCTTTTTAGTTCCTGCAAATATATCATTACCGATCATTTCAACTACATGATCTTGTTGTAATTCTCTTAACATTTTATCAATAATCTTAGCATGTATTTCATGCTCTCTTCTTCGTCTACCTGTATACTCTCCAACAGCATATGCAAGAGCTACAAGAAAACCTAATACAAAACTAGTAAAAAAATCCATTAATCATCTCCTTGTTTGAGGATACCAATCCACATTAATATTATACCTATAAGTCCACATATTCCAACCCAAATAGGTCCTGCTGATCCATCAACAGCACCTGCTGCTGCAATCATAAACATAAAACCTGTCATCAAATAAAATATACTCATGATATTAGATCCTCCTCTCCTAGAATTTCTTCAAACGCAGCATCAGCTTTTTTGATTGCTACTAAATCTGTTACACCTGAAGGTAAATCTTTTCTCTTATAACTATCATAAAGATTACCCCACAAAGTTACTTCCATACTTGGTTTCCACATTACTGAGCCTCCTCGAAAGCAGTCTCAATAGAAACGTTTTCTACTTCACAGAAAAGTTTAATAAGATCTTCTTGTTTCTGAATCTCATCATCAGAAGCTCTAGTGTTAATAATATTGTATTTCTCAATCGCTTGTCTTAGTTGTTTAGATATCATGCTCACTCCTTGTTAAAATTAATATCTCTTATTATATTCCCATACTATTGTAATTAGGTCAACAGTTATTTTAACCATCTTATTTGACTCTCTATCATATCAGCATAATGATTTAAGTATGAATTAGGTCCTGCTGTCTTGTCTCTCATCCAACCGACAATTGTCTCTAGTTGTTCAACAGCAAGATCTCTATTAGTTTTGACTTTTTTTAAGTCTTCAACTGGTAAAGTAATTCCAAGTTTTTCTAAGCTCATTACTTGACCTCCTTGATAGAAGGTCTTTTACCTATTTTTTTCTCGATATCTTCGAGATCAAAAACTGAAAACGGGATAGGTTTCAATTCAACCTTACCAGTTTCTTCGTTAGTTTCTTTTTTATATCTATACAAAGTAGCAGCCTTAGTAAGACCTTTCATAGTAGAACCAGAAACACCTTCTAGGTACTTGATAGCTTGTTTAAAAGTAACAAAATAGCAAGATTCGTCAAAACCTTCAGAACCTAGGATGTCCCAGTTCTTACCAGTATATGTTTGTTTTGTAATGTAATTTATCATAATCACTCCTTATTTTAAAATTAATATCTCTCTATTATACTATTGTCTCACAATATCTTTATAAAGTCAACAGGGAAACTAAAAAAAAGTTCCCTGTAAAATCAACTAGATATAATTACTCCAATATTCATTCCACATCCAACTTACATGGATGATTAGTCTTTGTCCAGTAATTTCTGTATTATACTGATCTAACTTTACGTCTTCAGTAATATAACAAACACTATTGTAAGTCTCTAGGAAATCTTTAATGTATCCTTTCCATTCTTCTATGCTCTCACACTCACCAATAGATTGCTCAGCAAAATGCATGAAGTTTTCATAATCAGCATTATAAAGACCAAGTGCGTTATCAACTTGCTTAGGCTTCATTTCATAAGGTTTTTTTGGATCAATTTTCATCATATTCTCACTCCTTGTTAAAAAATTAATATCTCTCTTATTATAGTCTCATATTATCGAAATAAAGTCAACAGCTATTTGAAATTTTTCTTAATATTTCATAACAAAGTTTAGCTACTACAAAATCATATGCTTCTATACCTTTTATTGGTGCAAACTCAACTATATCAACTGCAACTATTTCATTATATTTAATTAAGCTATCTAATAAATGCATAGTTTCATTCCACATATAACCACCAGGCTCTGGTGTTCCTGTAGCTGGCATTAAAGATATATCAAATGCATCTACATCAAATGTTAAATATAACTTTTTGTTTTCTGGTATAGTATGTCTGAATATTCTGTGTGAATTTTTCTTTATATATTGTTCTTCCTCTTTACTTGTGTTTCTTATTCCAAATCTATACAAGTTTGTTTTATTATTCATTTCTAAACATCTTCTCATAGCACATGCATGACTATCTTTGGTTCCATCATATTCATCTCTAAGATCACTATGTGCATCAAACTGAAGTATGTCAACACCTTCATTAGCCCAAGGTTCAAATAGTGTTGGAGTTAAACTATGATCACCACCTAATGTCATAATAAATTTACCTTCATCTTTACCTGCTTTAACCATTCTTGATAACTCAGGTAATCCTGTAGCATATGCTTGACCTATAAGACTAGTAAATGTATGTATTTTTAAGTTGTCAGGATATGGATGAAGTTCAACTTGTTGACTTGCTTTTAGAATAGCTCTTGGACCATTTCTTGTTCCTCTTCCATAAGATACTCCAGCTTCTTTTGGATATGGTATTATAAGAGTATTAGACTCATTATATTTGTATTTTTTAACTCCTAAAAAGTTCATGTAGTTTCCTCCTCTTCCTATTTTTTAAATCAGAATTATGATATGCATAATTTGCTATAATAGGTAGAGTGCTTGTAGCTTCTCCATAAACCATTTGAGTATTACTGTTATCAACCTTTCCCCATGAAGTTGCTTCATCTAAAGTAGAACTTGAACAAGCTCCATCTCTTACATCTGCAACTGTAAGTTGTATTGCGTATTGATGCATTGGTACTCTATGACCAATTGCTTCTGCAGCTACAACTACATCTTGAGCAAAGTTTTTAGGTACACCACCACCTACCATAAACAAACCTGTATTTTGAGATTCAACTTTCAAATAAGTCAACTCTCGTAAATCTTTAATGCTATCTATAACAACACAACCATCTGGATTATCTGTTTGATGCATAAGTAAACCAATTCCAGCTGCACTATCATTCAATGCTGGACAAAATATTGGTACATCTTCTTTATAGCATTCTTGAACTAAACTATTACTTGTTCTTGTATGCCAACCTAATAAATTTAAAAACTCTCTTGAACTTTGTATCTTCCATGAACAATTTTTATCTGCAAAGTCTTTAATAAAATTATCAACTTGTTTTAAGTCATCTTCAGAAATATAAGTATCGTATATTCTATCAATATATTCTTCTCTTAAAATATTATCATCTGCTTTACTAGAACCTATATAATGTTTGTTACCTAAACCTTCAAATAAATCCATATCTATAATAGATGCACCTGTAGCTACTATAACATCTACCATATTATACTTAACTAAGTCTCTATATAATTGTAAACATCCAGCTGCTTGTGTTGAACCTGCAATAGTTAATATTATAGATAAATTATCATCTTCTAACATTTCCTTGTATAACTGACAACTGTTATATATTTCTCTTGAAGTAAATGAGGTTGACTCCATTTGATCAACCATATCTGTAACATTAAACTTAGAAATGTCTATATGTTTAACTATCTTTTTTAATGAATGGTCTATCAATTAACTGTTCCTTTTTACTATAGAAGTTATGTTTCTTTAACACTTCTAAAACTGTATCTACATTATACTTCTTACAACTATAAATGTCAAGCTGAAAATGACCATTATCCCAAGTATGTAATATTATATGACTTGTTGTTATAGCTGTCATCATAGTATAACCTTCGTTTCCTTCATCATCACATCTTGATGTATATGGACCACTTAATATTTTCATATCAAGCTCTTTTATGAGATCATCATTCATATCATTAAGTCTTGGCCAAGGCCAACACATTTTATTGATCTCGTCAAAATGTCCTGTAATAATTAGATGTTTATGTAGAAGATCCATCCTTTGATAATCCTTGTAATAATAATTCCCATTCCTTTGCTCTAAAGTTCCAACTATAGAAGTTATCAAAATAGTTCTTTTGAACTTCCAACTGGTTTTGCCAGTTTTGTTGTTCTTTCATTATATTGATAGTATTATTTAAAATACTTGCAAACCTATTAACATGTTTTTGACCATCTTCTGTATATTGATACATGCTTGCAAAGTTAGCACACGTTTCTGGTAATGCACCTAAATTATTTGTAACAGTTAAACATTTTGCACTCATAGCTTCTATTGCTGCTATACAAGATGTTTCAACCCATATACTTGGAAATGCAAATATATGAGCTCTACCTAGTGCTTCCATAACTTTATCATGTTGTTGAAAACCATGATAAGTTATCTGTGGATGATTATTACAAGTTTCAAAAACTTGCTTATATTGTTCGTCTCTATGTTTCCATCCATAGATTTCAAAACTACTGAATACATCTAAGTGAATATTTTTATGTTCTTTACATAAGTATTCAAATACTGGTATAAGTAATTCTAAACCTCTATGTGGAGTTGTATGATAAATTAATCTGATTTCGTCTTTAACATTTGGTTTATCTATAAGGTTTGCAGGTATTGGATCTATAGCATTTTTCATAACTATACCTTTATCAAAAGGAACACCTAAACCTAAATGAAAAGTATGCATTTGATAGTTACTAACAAAAACTAATTTTTCAAATCTTGATAAAGAACTATCATCTTTAAGATGTTGATTCTCTGGATCATTCCATAAGTCATGTAACCATAAGATTCTTTTCTTATCTTCTAAGTCTCTTACTCTACTACAAATTAATTGAAAATTATCTAACAGTTTTGGATCCAACTCTTTTTTGAGTCTATCAAACATTCTCTCAGTACCACCTTGACTCTTAGACCAGGTACCACTGTTAGTCATTTTATTATCACCTAAAGAAAACTCTTCTTCTTTCTGTGCTTCTTCTAATCCAGTTATGTTAAGCTGTGTTGCCATTTACTATCTCCTTTTCACCATTTTTTTTACCAATATTATACTTTGCAGTTAAGTTCCATTGATCCTTTTCTTTGAAAGGTAAGACCTTAATCTGACTTATAGGAGCGATAGGTTGTTTAGATAAATCTGGTGTTACCAGTTTAAGTAATCCCCATTCTGCTAATAAATTTGCTATTGTGTTTCTTCTTGAGATATCACTTTCAGAAAAGTTAGAAGGTTTACCATCAAGGGCAAACAACTCTTTGAAATGTACTATGAAGTATCTTCCTTGTTTATGTAATATGTGACATGATTGATATAATGTCTTATCTTTTCTTGATGCAACTCCAATCCTTGTTAGAGTCTCTCTGACTTTTAGAAAATCATCACCTTCGTTAAGTTTCACTTCAATCATATTGTCTGTGTCAATTGTCATTTCACACCACCTTTATTTAATTTCTTTCTAATAATATTTAAATGTTGTTCTGATAATAATGATAGAGCAACTCTTGCCTTATCGTTATTACAACTATAATATTCTTTAATCAGTTGTATATCTTCATTATCTTGTTTCTTATCCCATTTCTTAAATCTCTTTCTGGGACGTATTCTATTTATCAAATAGTCATATTGTAATTTATTATCTACGTGATGTCTTGTATTCATCTCATTAGCTAACAAAATACAATCTATAAACTGAGACAAAGCTCTGTTAGTTATAAATGGACTATACATTCCTTCTATAGTACCATCCATAGATATATTTTTCTTATATGTTATACTGTTAATAAAGTCAAAAGGTTTCATCTACCTTGCCTTCTGTATTTCTTAAAAGATCTTTTTTTATGTTTGTTCATAGTTGCCATCTTTACTTTTCCTCTACCAATAGATGTTCTCTTTTTAGTAGGTTCAAATACAGATGTAATATATGATTTTGCTTTCCTTGCCATTATTTAAACTCACATTCTATCATTATAGTTGTCAAACATGCAACCAGGTTAATCTCTTGATCTGCAACAAAAGCACTTTTATATTGATAGTCAGCTATAGTAGTAACTAAGATAGGTATAGTTTGTTCCTTCATATTACTATTACAACTATCATATAACCTTCTGTATATTGTTGTTGGATCGTTGTCTAAGTTCTCTGCCACCCATTTCCTCATCTGATTAAATTCTTTTTTCTTTAGAGCTTGTATTAAAGTATTGAAGGATCCATCACTCATATGAGTTAAGATACCAACATCTATCTTTCCATTACTACTATATCTCTGTAACTCATTAATAACTCTTCTCCAGTCAGGAAAATGTTTCATAATAAGTTCAGCTATAACATTATCTGTATACTGTATATTCTCTTTCGTAAGAATATCTTTAACTCTTTTCATAAACTGACTTGCAAGTTTAGGTTTATCTTGTTTAGATATATTGAACTCTACCATACTACATCTACTATGTAAAGGTTCTATAATTCTATTCTTATAGTTTGCAGTTAAAATAAATCCACAGTTCTTACTATATTCTTCCATAAAGTTTCTCAAAGCAGGTTGAGTACTTTGAGGATTAAGATAATCAGCTTCATCTAAGATAACAAACTTTCTACTACCATTTAAACTAACTGTACTTGCATAACTCTTTATATCATTTCGTAAAGTATCAATACCACCATTCATACTTCCGTTAATAATCATAAAGTCAGATCCTACTTCATCTAACATAGCTTTAGCAGCTGTTGTTTTTCCAACACCAGGACCACCAGATAAAAGTAAATTAGGTATACCATTATCAATAAAGTTTTGAAATGTAGATTTTAAATCAGCAGGTAAGACAGTATCGTCTATCTTCTTAGGTCTATATTTTTCTGTCCAAAGAAAGTTATCTTTCATAATTACTTCCTTGTTCTACAGGAGCCCAATATTTAATTTTATTGTACTTGCTCGAGAACTCAACAATCATACCTGGATCAGATATAATAGAAACATCATAACTATGTGGAAGTAATTTTATATTGTCAACTGATAAGATATACTTAAAGCTAGTATCCAACATTGTTTCTCCTACTTTCTTTGTAAAGTTATTACTTGTAGGATTCTTTGGATCTCTTGCTGTTATAACTATCTCTTGTTTATCAGCTTCACTTTCAACAACAATATTAGGTAGCTGCATTACACTTGCAGCTTGTATCAAACTCTTAACATCACTTTCTGTTAAGTTAAAACCTAATGACTTTTGAAACTCAGGTGTAACATCTTTAGGTGCAACTATCATATCTTTATCAGTATAATAATAGTTACTAGAGCTTTCACCACTACTAATCGTTACATGATTTTCTTGAAAGTCAAAATCAGGATCTTCAAATAAACTTACAACACTTAAAAATTGGTTCAAGTCATAGATCCCAAACTCAAAAGGAAACATCTCATCTACAACAGCTTGTGCAGCTATCGTACTAAGAGGACTCTTTGTTCTTATTGTACTACCAGTTCTAAATAATATTGACTGGTTTATACTACTAAAATTTTTAAGAATCTTAATAGTATTATCACTAATTTTCATAATATAACTCCATACTTACTTTTGCTCAGGTGCTAAAGTTTTTTTATTTCCAGCTATCGCAGCTGGATCAGCTGTAGCAGCTGCACCAATCTGAGCTAAGTCAGTTAGACTACCACCAAACATATATGCACCTTGGTGAGTCAATTTCATCCATGGACACATCCATATCTTTAGTCCAATCTTTCTTCCCCATTGACAGAACATATAATCTTCTGACAAATATCTATTAGAATCAGGACATATAACAGTATCAAAGAAAGCAGTTATCTGTCTTGTTCCATCAAAATGTTTAGTTCTAATATGATCAGGTTTATATAATAACTCCGGATATGCTTTTGCATACTTTTCGAGAGCACTTCTTTGTACCATCATAAAACCTGTACCACCTTCTAACACTTCTGCAGGTTCGTTAACTCTAATCTCAGTTACACCTTCAACAGGATTGAATACATAATCACCTACATACTTTTCTAACTTGTTAGGATTCTCATCAGCAAAACCTCTATCAACAGCTCTCTTAATCTTTTCCCAAGATATAGTTTTCTTAGGATAAGGACCACATACTATATCTTTATCTGTTCCAGGTTCAGCTAGAGCAGCTAAAGCTAAAACATCTTGTGGATCAAAACCAATATCACTATCAATAAACATCAAGTGTGTAGCTTTAGATCTCAAGAATTCATCTACAAGATAATTTCTTGCTCTTGTTATTAGACTTTCGTTAAACAAATAAAAGAAAGATATCTCTAAACCATACTTAGCTCCAAGTGCAGATAGATCTGCAGTGGACTTACAATATTGACCACCACACATTCCTCCATACATTGGAGTGGCAACAAAGATTTTTCTTTCTCTTAACTTTTTTATATCAATGCTTATTTCCACTTATTTCTCCATATTTGTTATCGTGTTGTTTTCCTATACCATAGCTGCCATCATACATTGATAAAGTCTCTGCTTCAAACAATATAAACTGACCGACTCTAGTTCCTTTTTTTATTTTAGCTGGACCGACTCGTACATGTAAACAACCAGCCATCACTCCGTGATAACCACTATCATATAGTCCGCTTGTAATAAATAATCCGTTTCTGTTTAACGTTGATCTTGTGATTACATAACCAGCATACCCTTCACCAACGCTTACAATATTTTCCATAACAATCTCATAAGTACCTCTTGCAAGATTAAACCATCCTTCTTCGTCAGGTTGTACTTCTACAGATCCTCTATGTGTTTTAGTTTCTTCGCTTATGATGAAAGGTTCTTTTTTATTGATCTCAAAGATCTTATTGATCCTCAAGTCGACAGCATTAGGTTGACTGTCTCCTTCCTGAACATTTGTTAACTCACAATCATTTGTCTTGCTCAGTATATGTTTCACCGTGTCCTCCATAATGTAATGCTAATATAGCATAATGTATAATCTTTAGTAAGTCTTTTTTATTCTTACCATCTTTCTTTCCATATCTCATAGCATACTTAACGATAGTACCTAAGCACATCTCTTCTGCTATACCCATAGATTCCCAAACATCTAATGTTTGAGTCTCTTTCTTACCAACATAATGTTGACCATATGTACTCTTTATATAATCAAAACTATCGTCTAGTAAATTATCTTCATTGTATTTAAACTTATGCGACTTCACTTATTTGATCTTCCACTCCTTGTTTCGCTTCTAAGCCCCAGAGATATGCATATACTAACTTGTCAATATAATCCATATTCTCTTTAGCTAGATTAATAAAAAAATCATTATCTTCTTTATCTTGCTCTGGATTGTGATTAAAGTCAACAGGTACATGAAATTTTCCATGAAGTAATCCACCTGGTGTATCATCATATCCATAACCATTTAATCCATGCCAGATAGCACTACTACTATCCCATGTATCAACAAATCTTTTGAAAGGAGCCATAAACTGTATCTCATTAGGACCATCAACCATTCCTAAGAAATGTAACTTCTGATTATTCTTTTTTATACCTCCTAGCAAACCATACTCTGCTAGTTTGTACATCATGTGTAATCTTGAATTGAATCTATGTAATGAAGGTTCGTGTCCAAACGGTTCAATGCCATATGCATTAGGCACAGCAAGAATACTATAGCCAATATAATCAACCAACCCTGGATTTTCAGTAGCCCATCTAAAACATTCAATATAATCTTCTTTATCATTCTTCTTTCCTTGAGGTACAAAGAAAGTCTTTATACCTGCTTGTTTAAATATAGGTGCTTGTTCTTTAGCTGCTTCAATAGTTTTCTCAGAAGACTCACCTGGATAATCTGTCATAACAGCATAGTCAGCATCTATTCGTTTCGCATAATGAACTATCTCTTCACCAGTAAGATAGCCTTTACCTTCTTGTGTAAATTCAAAGGCACTGTTATCCATAATGATAATGGATCCATTCTTTTTTTCTTCTTTATAAAAATTAGTGTATTGCTGATTATCTACAAGATGTGCAAGAGTCAAATGGACTTCTCTACCTTTAGTAAGGTGTAGATAATTTATTGGTGCTATGTGACAGAAATGTGTCTTCGACATATAATTCATAATATACCTTTCAAATGTTAATGTCAACAGTTAATTATACATTCACTGTACGAATGTCTGGTAACGGTACTGTCGACATATAGCCTTTACCAGGTTCTTGTATCTTTGCATAAGTAAAACCATGCATTTGCATTAAGCCTTGAAACTCACCAGATAAAACTTTATTAGTTTTTTTATCATGGTATCCAACTTTAGGCTTCCTACCTAATCGCTTTGATTTAGCCATAGCTAGTTTGAGTTTTCTTCTAATAGAAGTTTCTGTTTGTTCTTCTATAAACTCAGCATAGCCTTTCATTACTTCACCATTTTTTTAGCTTCTGGATCATATTGATCTAACAGATTACTTACATGCTTATCAAAATGTTTTACATTATGTGCACCAAACTTTTTAATAAACATTCTTTTTATAGTTGGATGATCCTTTTCTGTATTTTGTACATGATGATAAGTAAAGTCTCTCATCTTTTTATGATCAGCTGAACTAGGTGCTTGTTCATCAATATCGTGTTTATACATCATTTCTTCTTCTGGAGTTTCAAGAAACTCTTTGAATGATTTGAATACTGTTTTCATTTATACTCCTAAATTATTTTATTAGACAACATCATCATAGAAAGCCAAAACAATGTGTGAAGTAATAGTCTCCACATTAATATTCCCTTGGATATTCGGTATGACTACCATTTTCTCCATCTTCACTTACATCAATGGCTAACCATCTTTGAGGGTATTTATCTTTTATTTGTCTTGCAAGTTCATCAGATATCATTTCACAACTCTTATAGTCTAACTGTATTATATTATCAGCATACAAACTTTCTAGCCATCTCTTAAATATGAAGAATTCAATATCTCTATCACCATGAAATACTTCTATCTGTACCTTAAACTTAAATATATGTCTGTGAGGATATCGTAAAAAATCTACTTCATCAGGTGCATCAGGATACTTATGGATCCCTTCCTTCTGAAACGTAACCCATATACTTTTCTTTACCTGACGTTCTATTTGTTCTCGTGATTGCTCACGAATAGTATCTCTAATAAACTCATCATAACTTTGGTGACTTTCATCTAACATTAGTCCTCCTCAGGTAAACCTTTGAGCTGTCTTACTCTATGTTCTAACCAACTCTTGGCTGTAATCATATGACCACAATCCTGTGGTTCAATTATAGAATCAAGATGCTTAATCTCTTGTTCAATAACTTCAATCTTTTTATCAAGTTTCATTTTAAGTTCCTCTCTTTCAGACTCCTCATATAATTCTTCCATATCAAAATACCACCCACACATAATTACTATCCTATAAATACAACAGGGATTGAAGTTGCGAGTGAGAGAGGAGTGAGTCCAATCCCTGTCGATTTAAACATTTATGCATGCTCACATTATAAATTACAAAATGCATAAACGATCCTTACCTTAACCACTTCTAGCTAAGTTTAAGAATTCTTTTCTAGTCTCAGAATTTTGAGTAGCAAATACACCACCAACAGATAATGTAACTGTACTACTATTCTGATCTTGTATACCTCTACTTTTAACACAAAAGTGTTTAGCATCAATATACACTGCTACATCATTAGTCTGTGTTACATACTGAATGGTAGCTCTAATCTGTTCTGTTAATCTTTCTTGTACTTGAGGTCTCTTACTAAAGAACTGAACTATTCTATTCAGTTTAGATAAACCCAATAGTTTTCTATCTGGTAAGTAAGCTACTGTAGCTAAACCATCAATAACAATATTATGGTGCTCACAGGTACTTTGTACATTAATATTTTTCTCTAATAAAAAAGATCCATTATTCTTCATCTTATTCTCTATAGCTGTACACTTAGGAAAGTTAGCATAGTTTAAACCAGAAAAGATCTCATTTACATACATCTTAGCAACACGACTAGGTGTATCACATAATGAATCATCTGTTCTATCTAAACCTAATATATCCATAATCTCAGCATGATGTTTTGTAATCTTTTCTATCTTAACATCACTTGACTCCTTAACAGCTTCTGTTGTAGGTGTCTCCAATCCTTCTTTAATTAAGAACTGATGTACTTCTTTTCCTAAACTAGGATCTGATTTATAACTTGGGTGCATATAACTCCTCCTTTTCTACGATAGCACTATTGGCACCATGTTCAGCACACACAACTCGTGTAACCCAACATCTATTGTTTGTTTGTTGTCTTATAAGTTTATCTGCATAGTTAAATGCATGCTCTGCAAACTTTTCTGCACCAACACCATCAAAGATTCTAACTTCTGCAAGGTCTAACTTTTCTAATTCTCTAAACTTATCCAAGAAAGGATCATTCATATCTAAACACACTTTATGATCAAACATATCTTCTAACCAACCCTTCAAAGGTCTAAGACTTCCAAAATCTACAGCCCAGTTCCTATCATCTAGTTTCTCACAGGCAAAAGTAAAAGTAAAAGCTAAACTATAACCATGTAAAAAACGACAATGTGAATGACTTGCATTAGGTTGTCTAAACACTGCGCTTAGTCCAATGTGATGTCCATAGTGTTTCGTACTTGTGTATATCATTTTTTCTCCCAAGGAAAGTTTATCCAGTCATCATCATAGAACATTTCGCCATATAAGTCAACATTAAAATGACTACTTTTTTTATTAATTAAAGCTGCTGTTCTATGAGACAACCTTCTGTTTTTAAAAATATCTGTTACAACCTTAAATGTAGTACCACTATCGTTGATATCATCTACAATAAGATACCTTGCATCATCTATAGGTTTAAATTTTGTATGATGTGTTGCTTTTTTATCTCTGAATGAGACACCTAATGTTTCCATAGGAAGATCTAATAAATGAGATAACATTACAGCAGGTATTAATCCACCTCTTGTAATTCCAACTATATGAGTAGGATCAAAAGATCTTGCTCTATTATATACCTCATATACAAGATCATCAATCTTGTTCCATGAATAATTTATCTTAGACTCCGACAACATTCCCCCATAAGTAACAGTGAACTCTTGCCGATACTTTGTATCCTCTTTTTAAAGCCTGGGTAGCGATCTTACCCGCGACCTCTTCTTGCCCTTCCTTAGTAGCAGATACAGGCATAATCCAAATAGGAAAGTTAATCCCATGAGCCCTAAAAGATCTAATAACATCTTCAACTTCCTCCCAACATTCTTTGGTTCCATTGACAACAAATTTAAGTTGCCCATTCTTACTTAGGTCATAATAGTTTTTGACATGCTCAGGTTTTATAGCTTTTTCTTTCTTTTCACCAGATACAGTCCTTAACTTAGGACTTACACTCCAAAAAAGCTCACCATTAACATCATTATAGTTATCTATCATAGTTACAAACCCAGCATCAAAATTAAGATCTTGTGTACCATTAGTTTCAATAGTTATACTAGGAGGTACATTTCTCTCAGCCATAAACTGGTTCATTACATCTATTATAGCTTCTTGATTATGAGCTAACATAGGTTCACCACCAGTAAAACACATATGATTATCTTTAAGTAAACCATGGTGATTAGGTCCATCTTTCATCATACATTCTACTAATCGATCGTAAATAACTTTAGCAGTTCCCTTATGTTGTAATCCTTTGAACTTTCTTGACCAACTATAACTACTATCACAACCAAACTCAAACACAGGCAAGTCTTCTAATCTATTGAACTTTGTAGGATCAATGTCTTTAAATGGTAACTTATAAGTTGACTCATCTGTTGGATCCTTCTGTCCAAAACCATGACATTGAAGATTGCAAGCCCATAATCTCAACCACAAAGTAGGATATCCTGTATAAAATCCTTCGCCTTGTATACTATGAAATATCTCACTATAGAGATGTTCTTTTTGCATTCTTTCTCCTCAACCTATCTAACTTCAACTTCTGTCTCTTTGCTTGATCTAAATGAACTCTATGAGCTCTTGATGTAAAGTTTACACCTTGTAAATGATCATACTCATGTTGAAATATCCTCGCAGTTAATCCTGTTAATTTAAATGTATCAATATTCTTTTGCCAATCAGTTATCCTTGTTCTTATCTCAACAGGTCTCTTTATCTTAATAAACAAACCAGGAAAACTTAAACAACCTTCTTCACCATACTCTAAACCAGATGAAAAGTCAACGATCTTTGGATTGAAAGCTCCTACTATACTTTCTGGTTCACTAGGATTACCAAATACAAACATACTATATTGCAGTCCAACTTGATTACAAGATAATCCTAATCCTTTGTGTTTAATCATAGTAGCTGCCATTCTATCATATAACTCTTTTGGATCCATTGGTGGATTCTCAAAGTCAAAAGGAATAGTCTTTTGTTTTAAATATGTGTCTACTAACTTAAATGGTTCTGCCATCTTTCTATCATTTCATCTAACATTGTTTCAAAAGTATACTCTGGTTTCCATTTCAGAATCTTTCTTGTTTCTGAACTATCACCACATAAGTATTTTAATTCTTCGGGTCTCATAAACTTAGGGTTTTGAGTAACATATTTATCAGGATCCAAGTCTAGCTTTTTGAATACATAAGTAACTAAATCTCTTACACTATGACTTTTTCCTGTAGCTATAACCCAGTTTCTTGCTTCTTTATAATCCATCATTTTAATTATAGCTTTCATATAATCTTTACTATGACCCCAATCTCTTTTACTATCTAAGTTTCCAAGAACAAGTTTATCAGCTTTACCTAATGATATCTCCACAGCTCTTTTAACAACTTTATTAGTTACAAAGTTGGATCCTCTTCTTGGACTTTCATGGTTAAATAATATACCATTTACAACAAACATCTTATATGCATTTCTGTAATGGTTTGCAATATTATATCCTAATACCTTTGCACAACCATAAGGACTAACAGGATTCATTGGTGTTGTTAATCTTTGATGGTTGTCCTTATCAACACTGTTACCAAACATTTCACTACTACTTGCTTGATAGAACTTTGCTTGTGGTGCTAAGTTTCTTGTAGCTTCTAACATATTCAATACACCAAGTGCATTTGTTTGTATTGTAAATGATGGTACATCAAAACTAATTCTAACATGACTCATAGCTGCTAAGTTAAATATATGAGTTGGTCTAACCTCTTTCATTATTCTATACAAAGAATGTTCATCTAACAAATCACCATAATGTGTTTTTATTTTACTATTGATATGTTCGTATCTTGTACTTTGGTTTTCTGGGGTACTTTGTCTTCTAATAATACCATGTACTTGATAATCTAAATCTAATAATAGTTCTGCCAGATAACTTCCATCCTGTCCACCTAATCCTGTAATTAATGCTCTATTCATTGAATATCCTTTTTGTTGATAAGTCACTATACGTTCTATTGTTTCCAGAGTCAAGGTTTTTTTTCGGTACTTGATCCATTAACAATATACCTCTTGCTGCATCTTCTGGTGTCATGTAGTAATGATAACCACAATATTCAAAATCATCTTCCATATAACCTATAGTTAAATCTCTACCATCATATGTCATTTTTCTAAACCATTCTGATGCACCTAATTCATCTGTTAATATCATACCACCTCTTCCAATTGGTATTCTTTTCTTTAACTGAAAACTTACAACATGAAAACCACTCTTATACATTCCTTTAGTCCACCTTACAGCACCATCCCAAATATCAAATGGTTTTAGTTGATACATTCCTGACCATTGTATATTCTCAAACTTTGGTTTAAAACCAGCGTGTTTAATTTGCATGGGAACACTACAATAAGTATATGATGGAATTTTTATATACTCATTAGTCATTTTCATAACATCTTTATAATATTTCAATGCTAAAAATAATCCATGAGAGCAACAATCAATAGCAACTGCATATTTTGATCCTGCAAACTCTGCTACTTTATTTTCAAACATAGTAACAACTTCTCTTGGATCACTAAACTTATATCCAGCTTTCTTCAATTGTTTTAATTCTGGTCGTTGAAACTCAGGTGGTAACTGACCTAATGGCCAACTTTTATAACTCATCTAAAAATACCTTATCTAATTTTTGTCCTTTATATGGTCCTGTTTTATATTCATAAACTTTAGTATTATCTTCCATACTTAAATAAGTATGTCCTCCTTGTAGTGTTATAGAACTATCTCCTGGATGTAAAAATTCTTCTTGTAATGACTTACCATCTGTATCAAAGAAAAATACTTTAACCTTTCCTTGTATAACTACCCAACTTTCTTGAGCTATACATTCTTTTTCTCCAGGTTTCCAAATATGTTTATGAGGTCTAAATGTTTTTCCTTTGGGCATATTTAAAGTAGATAACTGTAAAAAATTATCTGCATCAATTATATCTGTTCTTTCTTCAACTATCTCTTCATTTCTTAAAACCATATGACATAATACTTTTGGATCCACTTTGGAATATATCCTAATCATTTTCATACTCCATCCATTCTATATTATCAAATAGTTCTGTAAATAAGTCAAGGCATTTCCAATCATTATCAGTTATCATTCCTTCTTCACAACTTTTTCTATCTAACATATGATAACTTAAATTAGGATTAAGTAATGCTGCAGATAAAATATAGCTACTAAAACCACCTAAAACAACCGAGCTATTATAAACCATAAACCATTCTTCAACACTATCATTATTATATGGGCTAGTTATAGTATCCAATGATGCTCCTTCACCAGCACTTAATATTCTACTTACAGCTTCAAAATCATCTCCAATCACCATACTTCTTGGAAAATGACAAACCATATTTTTATAGGTTTGAACAGGAACTAAAGGTCTATCTATTTGCCTTACATGAATAATTGGACGGCCTGATGGTTCTTGATTAGTATTTTTAACAGGCATCTTTTTTCTAATCTTATCAATAAATTTATGTACTGTTTTAATTCTTTCTTGGTTAAATATAGGAAACTTATTTGTTCCATCTGTTGTATCAATCTTTATTTCAGTATTGATTACCTTACTTATAAAGTCTATGTTGATTTCTCTTAAACCTTTTGGATAATTAAAAAAGTTCAATACTATCTTTTCAATATCATTATCCTTATCAAACGCATCTCCATATGCTGCCATTAAGTTAAGTAGTTGTGTTCCTAAGCCACCTCTTATATTATAAGTTAACATGCTATCCTACTAAAGTTCTTATGTTTCTCAAAACGAATAGTTGAGAAGAACTTATCTTGTAACAGATCACCTTTGTGACTTATAACAAACACATTTTGTTCTCCACCTAACTGATGAATAAGTTTTAAGAACTCATCACAACCATTATTATCTAAACTTGCATCAAACACTTCATCAAGTATAAGTAAATTTGTATTAGTACTATTTTTCATTCTTGCTATAGCTCTCCAAGTAAATAATAATGCAAGATCTATTCTCATCTTTTCACCTTCACTAAAACTATCATATGTAAACTCATCTCTATGTCTTGACTTTATATTCTCTGAGAAGTTTTCATCTAACTCAAAATTAACAAAAAAGTCCATAGCTGCAAGATATTTGTTGACTAATTTATTAATAATAGGCACATATTGTTTAATGATCTTTGTTTTTATTCCTTGATCTTTCAACAACACTCCAGCAACTTCATATAAAGTCTTTTCGTGTACTAAGTCTTCTTGTTTATGTTTACCATCTGTAAGTTGTCTTGTCAATGTAGCTAACTTTTTATTCTCTTTGCTAACATCTTTCCTATCACTACTAAGTGATATATTTTCTTCATTAAGTTTTGTTATATAACTATTCAACGCAGTTATGTTTGCACTCTCTTTAGAATGTTCTGTTTGTTTACTGTTTATAAGATCTGTAAGGTTTAATGCGTTCGCTACCTTTTCGTTTACTTCTTGATACTTCTTACCAAGATCTTCTAAGCCTTGTTGTATTTGTTTTATCTTAACTTCTTTTTTACTAACATTCTCTTCTTTTAGTTGCTTACTTATAGACTGATGACAAGTTGGACATTCATCATGCTTTTCATAAAACTCTATATCTTTTTTTAACTGCTTTACTTTAGCTTCCATATTTTCTTCCATAGCAGTTATACCACCAAGTTTACTTTGCAATGAGTTTTTATCTTTTATCTTTTCTCTTAACTCTTTAACTTGTTCTTCTAATGTTTCAGTTTTCTGTCTTGATCTAAGAATAGTTGCTTGTGTCTTTTCTATCTCTTCTTTATTCTTATCAATCTTCTCATTATTAGTTTGTTTAACTTCATCTATGAACTGTCTTTGTACTTGTATCTTTTCTTTAATAAGATTAATCTGATACTTGAGTTCAGTTATTCTTGTTTTATTATCTGTAACCTTATCTTTCAATATAAGATTCATTGACGAGAAGATTTTTATGTCTAATAAGTCTTCAATGATCTCTCTTCTTTGTGGTCCACTAAGTTGCATGAACGGAATAAAACTACTTGATCCAAGTATAACTATTTGTGTAAATGACTTGAAGTTTAGTTTTAGAATATTAGTTTCTAAATGTTCTTGATAATCTTTACTATCACCAGTTTGGTTTATCATCTCACCATTAACATATATCTCAAATGGTTGTGATCCCCAAGTCTTTATACTTCTATGAACTTTGTAACTATTCTTACCAACACTGAACTCTACTTCAATACTTGTACCTTTTGTATTGACACTGTTAACTAATTGTTTCTTTGTTACTCTTCTAAATGGTCTACTAAACAAAACATAACATAAGGCATCTAAGATAGTACTCTTACCGGATCCATTCTCTCCAACGATCAAAGTATTTGGTGATCTCTTGAGATTAACTTCAGTCCATACGTTCCCATATGAAAGTAAATTCTTCCATCTTATCTTTTCAAATATTATCAAACTCTACCTATACGTCAATATGCAACGCTTCATTATACAATGTACCCATGAGAGAAGTCAACTTCTTTTTGTCTACATCAGTATCAATCTTATCAATATACTTTGTTAAGATCGTCATTGTATCTTCAGCTTCATCAATTAAATCTTCTTCGCTAGTCTGATCCATATGTTTATGGTCATCTACTAATGATATATTCTCTGGATTTGATTTGTATAGTTTATCTAAGAAAACATCAAACCAATATGGATTCTCTTTATGTATAGTTACAACCTTTACATATGAACCTTTGAATGAGTCAAAGTCATAATCTGTAAGTTGTTCTAATGTTTTATCTTTATCATTATAAAATATTTTATGAAACATCTTGTATGGATTAACTATTCTTTCTAACTCTCTTGTTTCTAAATCAAGTATATGAAAACCTTTTGGATCATTATAATCACTCCAAGTTATTTCATATTGTGTTCCTAGGTAATGTATGTTGTCTTGATTAGATT